CGCAGCAGGAACTCCTGGCGGTGCGCTTCTGACTACAGAACAGCAGACAACAAATCTTCTCAGATACTTTGGTCCTCTGACATCTTCGTCTTATGCGACGTTCGATGCAGGATACAAATACACCTTTGACAGATTCAATAACAAGTTTGTCTATATTCCAACTAACGCTGATGTTGGTGGAATGATGGCAAGAACGGCACTTCTCGCATATCCTTGGTTCTCACCTGCAGGACAGCAAAGAGGTGTTCTGAACAATGCAGTCAAACTTGCTTACAACCCAAGCAAGGCACAAAGAGATCGTCTCTATCCTAAGAGAATCAACTCCTTCATCACTTCACCTGGTGCTGGAACATTCCTCTTCGGAGACAAGACCGCTCTCGGATATGCATCTGCATTCGACAGAATCAATGTTCGCCGCTTGTTCCTCACAATTGAGCAAGCACTGGAAAGAGCAGCACAGGCTCAACTCTTTGAACTGAACGACGATCTGACCAGAGCGAACTTCAGAAACATTGTTGATCCATACCTCCGTGATGTTCAGGCGAAGAGAGGACTCATTGATTACCTGGTTATTTGTGACGAAACAAATAACACTCCTGACGTAATTGACAATAATGAGTTCAGAGCAGACATCTTCCTGAAGCCTGCCAAGTCTATCAACTTCATCACCCTTACTTTCGTAGCAACGCGAACTGGCGTTTCTTTCTCGGAAGTAGCAGGTAGAGTTTGATCATTAAATTATAAAAAAACGGAGGATTTCTAAAAATGTCAAACTTACGCACACTCTCAAAATTCCACAGCAAACTGCAGGGTGGTGGTGCAAGACCCAATCTATTTGAGGTTCAAATTCCCAACCTGCCCGATGCTGCAACTGACTCAACTCCAAAGGCGGATTGGGGAACTGATATTCAAGAGAATTTCAGCATTCTTTGCAAGGCAGCAAACCTGCCTGCATCGAACATCGCTTCTATCGACGTTCCCTTCAGAGGTCGTACTCTGAAGGTTGCTGGAGACAGAACCATTGATAACTGGACTATTACCGTTATCAATGATGAAGACTTTGGAATCAGAAATGCCATGGAAGCATGGATGAATGCTATTGCTAGACTTAGCAATAACACTGGAGCAACAAAACCAGAAGCATACATGACTGATGCATATGTCTATCAACTTGGCAGAGGTTACTCTGGCGATAGACACAGCACTAAGAACTCTGATACTGCTGATAGCACTAAGGTCAATCCTTTGAAAGCATATAGATTCATCGACATTTTCCCTGTTTCTGTTGCTGCAATCGATCTTTCTTATGATTCAAGTGATACGATTGAAGAATTCACTGTAGAATTTGCAGTTCAAAGTTTTGAATCACTCTCTAGCGACCAAACTGGAGTTAATCTGAAGTAATAAATAGAACTGATAAAGTTCTAATATAATAATGTCAAAATTGTTTGGGTTCTCAATTGAGGACAACGAACCACTCTCACCTTCAGCGGTCTCCCCCGTTCCTCCTAATAATGAGGACGGGGTTGACCACTATATGAGTAGTGGTTTTTTTGGTTCTTATGTAGATATTGAAGGAGTATATAAGACTGAATTTGATCTTATTAAGAGATATCGTGAAATGGCACTACACCCAGAGTGTGACAGTGCTATTGAAGATATTGTGAATGAGGCAATTGTTTCAGATTCCAACGACAGCCCTGTAGAGATTGAACTTTCTAATCTTAATGCTAGTGATGGTATTAAGAAAACAATTAGACAAGAGTTTAAACATATTCTTGATTTATTGGACTTTGATAAGAAAGCACATGAAATTTACCGTAACTGGTATATTGATGGAAGACTTTATTATCACAAAATTATCGATCTGAAGAATCCTGAGGCAGGTATTCAGGAACTTCGTTATATCGACGCAATGAAAATGCGTTATGTAAGGAAGCAGAAAAAAGATAAAAAGAAGGATTTAAATAGACTTAATCCTCTGAAAAATGATCCAATGGATTATACCTTTCCAGAGTTGGAAGAGTTTTTCATCTATAATCCAAAGACTGTTGCTGGTAGCAATCCAATGCAGACCAGCTCAAATCAAGGGATTAAGATGACCAAGGACTCGGTTGCATATTGCACTTCTGGTCTTGTAGATAGAAATAAAGGATCAACTCTTTCATATCTTCATAAAGCAATTAAGTCTCTCAATCAACTTAGAATGATTGAGGATAGTCTTGTTATTTACAGATTATCAAGAGCACCAGAACGTAGAATTTTCTATATTGATGTTGGTAATCTGCCAAAAATGAAAGCAGAACAATATCTGCGTGACGTTATGATGCGTTATCGTAATAAACTTGTTTATGATGCAAACACAGGAGAGATTCGTGATGACAAAAAATACATGGCGATGCTTGAGGATTTCTGGCTTCCTAGAAGAGAGGGAGGACGTGGCACTGAAATTTCTACTCTTCCTGGAGGTCAAAACCTTGGCGAAATTACAGACATTGAGTACTTTAAGAAGAAGTTATACAGATCACTCAACGTCCCCCCGTCTAGAATGGATGGCGAAGGCGGATTTAATCTCGGTAGATCCTCCGAAATCCTCAGAGACGAACTGAAGTTTACTAAGTTTGTTGGTCGTTTGAGAAAAAGATTCTCTGGCATGTTTAATGACATGCTAAGGACCCAATTACTCCTGAAAAACATAATTACTCCCGAAGATTGGGAGATTATGTCTGAGCATATTCAGTATGATTTCCTGTATGATAACCATTTTTCAGAACTGAAAGAAGCAGAACTGATGAATGAGAGACTATCTCTAGTTGCAACTGCAGAACCTTACGTAGGAAAGTACTACTCTCAAGACTATGTTCGCCGTAAGATTTTGCGTCAAACTGATATGGAAATTCTTGAGCAAGATAAATTAATTGAAGCAGAAATTAATGCAGGTATCATTCCAGATCCTGCAACTATGGGTCCTGATGGTCAACCACTAGATCCAGAGGCAGGTGCTGCAGGAATGGATCTTGGAGCACCAGTGATGGAGCCTGAGATTGATGCCTCTGCTGCAGAACCCATTGAACTACCCAAGGGTGGTGAGATATAAATAAAATTAACCTTTTTGTAACATGGAAAACATGGACGAACTTTTAGATATGATGATTACTGATGAATCACCATCACAAATTAGCGATAAAATTAAAGATATGCTGTATTCAAAATCAGCATCTAGAGTAGATGGATACAAGTCATCTGTAGGAAATGCACTCTTCAATGGGCAACCAGAAGAGGTTTCTGATGATGAAGTAGAGACCAGTGATGGTGTTTAATATAAATAAATTATACTGAAAGTTAGGAAAGATGAAAATCTTAGGAGATGCCACTGCGTTGGCGACAGGCACAACCAAATTTAAAACCTCAACTGCAGTTTATATTGGTAATACTTCAGCATCAGATGATTATGATGTTACTCTTCGGAATACTGATGATGATGCAGACCTGGGATCTATAACAGTTCCTGCTGCAGGTTCTCTCGTTATCCACTTAGATATTGGTCAAGGTTTAAGAGGTAATGCTGCGTTGAAGGGAACCAAAGTTAATGCAGATGCACGTACTTAATTTCAAGTAAAACAATCTATTAGTCAAATGAAACTTATTAGAGAAGAGATCGAATCAGTCAAGTATCTTGTAGAGACTACCAAGTCTGGCAAGAAATCACTGTACATCGAAGGAGTATTCCTCCAAGGAAACATCAAAAACCGTAATGGTCGTATGTATCCTATGGAAACTCTTCGTAAGGAAGTTTCTCGTTACAATGAGTCAAACGTTCAGTCTGGCAGAGCACTCGGTGAACTCGGTCACCCCGATGGTCCTACCGTGAATCTCGACAGAGTTTCTCATAAGATTGTTTCTCTGAAAGAAAGTGGAGATAATTTCATTGGTAAGGCAAAGATTTTGAGCACCCCGATGGGTAAAATTGCATCTGCTTTAGTTGAAGACGGCGTAAAACTCGGCGTTTCTTCTCGCGGTATTGGTTCATTAAAGCAGACCCGTGAGGGTGTCAATATCGTTGGTGACGATTTCATGTTGGCAACTGCTGCTGATATCGTTGCTGATCCTTCTGCTCCTGATGCATTTGTTGAAGGAATCATGGAAGGAAAAGAGTGGGTTTGGGATGGTGGAATTCTGCGTGAAAAGTATGCAGAACAAACCAAAAAACAAATTAATACACTCGTAGATCAAAGAAGATTGGAAGAACATAAGTTGGAGTTATGGAATAACTTCCTTTCTAATCTTTAATTTTATAAATAAATATAGTTTTAATACCCGGCAATAACGGAGAGTTCAAATGTCTCGTGGAGATTTACAAGAAATGGAAGTAAAGACACAGCAATCCAAAACTGCTGTCAACGCTGGAGCTGCAGCTGCAGATCCTATGCCTAAACTTACAACTGGTGGCACACCACCAACCTATGAAGATCTTGGCGGTCCTACCCCCGAGAACTATAAGACCGACGATGATTCAGCTAAGCTGAAGACACCTGGCGGAACTCTCAAGCAAGTCAAGGATGTTGTAACTAAGGGCGCTGGTAAAGCAGATCCTATGCCCGCAGGCATGAAGGAAGAAGAGGAAGTCACC